TCAGTAGCGGACTTATAGTCTCCTGAAAGATACACCTCACCAGGCCCCAGCGGACCAAGTCTCTCCAAATCCGACTCTAACAATGGGCGGCCAATGGCCACCATAGTTGGATGGGATCGACAGGCGGTATGCAAGGCTTTTTGAAGCCCCCGAAGGAGCCAATACCTAAAAACCGGCCCGGCGGTGATCGTACGTATCTTTAATGGTTCAGGGAGAGCAACAGGCTTCACCTGATTCTGACCGTAGTGGATACCACCACAGTCAAAATCAGGATCACCGAGCACCTTATCCCTGATATGGCAAGCGAACTCAAACAACTTGTTCTCCAAGGTAGCACAATGTTCAATGCATTCACGTGAGGATGAATCCAAATAATCTAACCAGTCCACAGGAAGCACATCCAAAGATTCACCGATACGGTAAATGGGAAGTGCCTCGTAAGCAGAGAGGCCAGACCAAAAGGACCGTGGACCACAGGTGAGATCGGGATCAAAGGGCATAGCCCAATGATAAACCGCTGACTCTTCAATGTCAGTGGTATAATCCACGACCTCACCTCTGGTCCACTTTTCAAAAACACGTGATAAGAACCTAAAAGCGCCACCCATGCCCCTAGAAGACTCGAAATGACTAGCTAATGACGGGATCCTCGTTAAAAAACGGGGTCTCTGTCCATGAGACCTCAAGACCTCGAAGACCGTTCGGCGCACTTGACCACAAAGGTAGTGCAAACGGTCCTCGTAAGCTAAGGAGTCATAGTCCCAACACATGGAAGTCAAAGGGAGGCAAGTAGGAACACGAAAAGGAAGATGCTGAGTGGTGAGTTGTTTCTGAAGATCCCGAGGGGCCAAAGAGAGCTCTGCCTGCGTAACCGCAGGCATGCCCTTCTTAAGCCCAACCAAAATCGTTTGACCCAAAAGAGGATCTCGCAATCTTATTAGATAATTCAAAAAACAATAACCCACCCCAGAAAGAAACATACCAGGAACCTCAGTCCAAAGAGGTTCAGTTAGTTCCTGCTCAAACATCCTGGAGAACAAGTTAGCGAAATGAAATTTAAGCCATTTGGTAGCAAGGCCCAAAAAACAAAGGATCAGATATCGGACTGTAAACTTGTCCAAACAGTGTGCCCAACTGGGATCTTCGAGGTTACAAGCCTCGAAGTTGTTGCTACAACCCAGTTCACCATTACTGATCCGTCGTTCCAGCAGTCCCAACCTCTTAAAAGCAACCTTCAAAAAGAC